ATATGCAGCTTTAGAAGAAGAAATACAAACTCTGGGCTACAAACCACTTGAACCTCACATACGCTGTTTTGATTGGGATGGGCAAATTTGGTATGTTACTGATTTAGATTATGAAATACCAAGAGCAATGCAAATGTACAAAAGTGAAGGAAAGGCAAATTTCATATCGATACAGGAACTGCTTAGATGTGTTCCCAAAGAACTTATGGACATGAGACTAGAATTAGCAATGATGTTTGAGGGCAGCAAGTTTGTGAGGATAGATAGAAAATGATTACTTTTGATACTGACTTAAAAGCAGGACAAAAAGTTGAGGACTCAGTTTTATCTATGATTAGAGTCAAGTACCCAAAGGCTGAAAGATTAACAGGTAAATGCAAGCCTTATGATATTTATGTGCCAGAGCTAAATATCTACATTGAAGTTAAATCAGATAAGAAAAGTCAGGAGACTGGCAACATTGTTGTTGAAGTTGAGATGTTTGGTAAGCCAAGCGGTCTTAATTCTACCAAATCTGATTATTGGGTTTTTTATACTGGCACAGACTATTTATGGATAAAACCCTTTAGAATATGGGAATGTGTTTCACGCAATATGCTGAAACCAGTTGAGTTTGTTGGCAAAGGAGATACGCAAAGCAAAATTGCCTATCTAGTGCCAACGCAAATTTTGATGGAGTATATTGAAAATGTGTAATGTTTTATGGCTTATACCAGTATTCATTATTCTATGGGGCTTAACCTTTTACTATATGCAAGAGGATGATGATGAGTAAGGGCAGCAAGCGTAGACCAGAGAAGGGAACACAATACCAAGACAACTGGGAAAAGATATTTAACAAAAAGAAAAGGAAGAATAATGCCAATAAAGATAAGTAAATCGCAAAAGGTCAGAGACAGACAAACAGGAAGGATCAGCACTACTCATTATTATGCTAGGTGCACCAGCACCAAAGAGCTAAAGGATATGATTGATAACCCATCAACTAAACCAAAGATCAAACAGAAATGTAGAAACGAATTAACAAGGAGAATGAAATGAGTAAAGATATGGTAAATCATCCACCACATTACAATCACAATGAGGGTGGTTTAGAATGTATTGACTATATCAAGCAACAGCTTGGTGCTTCATTCCCTTCCTATCTGGAAGGTAGCATAATAAAATATACTCACAGACATAAATATAAGCATCAGAATAATATACAGGACTTACAGAAGGCTTCATGGTATCTTAATAGACTTATAGAGCATTATGAGAATCTATGACAAGACCAAAAAAGCAAATCAGTATTGAAACTCTCAAAAGGCAAATCGATAAAGGCAAATCGCTAAACGAAGTATCTGTATCTATGGGTAAAAGCAAATCGACTATTCTAAAAGTTGCTGAAGAGAATGGTTTGAAATTTGACAACAAAAGCCACTGGGCAAATTTGTAATTAAGGCAAATTTAGTATTAAGGCAAATTTAGTATTAAGGCAAATTTAGTATTAAGGCAAATTTAGTATTAAGGCAAATTTAGTATTAAGGCAAATTTAGTTTTATAATAAAAATATGCAAATAAAATTAAAATCCAATTTAAAAGAAGTCAGAAGAGACCTAAACAAAAAATTAAATAAAAAAGATTTTAACAAAATGATGGCTCGAGCTATGAATTATACAGGGGAAAAAATAGTAAATGCTGAAAGAGCCCAATTATATAAGAAACTAGATAGACCAAGACCCCAAACAATCAAAAGCGTTGTTATATCCCAATTCGCAAAAGGCAAAAGCAATAAACTAGCTATGACTGTAAGAGTTAAAGATTATGCATCTAAGTTTTTGCATTATATTTATAGTGGAGATGATGAACCAGCCAGAAGAAGCTCTTACCCATCACCCACCAGAGACGCAAAAAGCAAGCAGGGCAAATTTGGTAATATATTGCAGCTCAACACAAAGGGCGGTTTATTAAAAAAAATTGATAAGACCCCTGTAGCAAGTAGGAAGGGCTCAAGGTTTCAAGGCGTACCAAAGGGCGAAGGCTCGAAGAGATACGGAATATGGGAAAGGCAAGGAACAAAAGGAAAAGAGGGGCTTAATTTATTAGTTGCTTTTACGCCATTTATTAAACATAAGAAATTTATTGATTTCTTTAGAGTTGGAGAAATGGTTATAAAAAACAACCTACACAAAGAACTACATAAACAATTTTTGAGACATCAAAAAAAAAGTTAAAGGCAAATTTACCATAGAGGCAAATTTACCTTTAATTCAAATTACTTATAGAATACTTTTTCCATCCATTCGCAAGCCTTTAGATAATCTTTAGGGACTTTGTTATTTTTTAATGCTTGATAATATTTTTTACCAATCAATGTTTCGGTTTTTACTTTTAATATTTCACTCAAAAGCTCCCATTGCTTAGCACCAACTTCAGTAAAGTCTATACCAAGCTTTAAAGCTTTTTTGTGAACCCTTCTTCTTTGTGTAATACTCATATCTCTTAAAATGTGCTTATATTCATGACTCCAGAAATAAGCAACACCCATATAGTCTTGTGTCCCTATAAACTTCTTATCTAGTTTATATATTTCACCAGAAGCACCCCAAGAGATAGCATTAAGATTTATGGAATAATCACCCATCATCTTCTCCTAATATTTCATTTATAGTTTTATGTATTTGTTGTGCCATATAAACTTCATTTCCTAAATGTCCTATATAGCCATAATCAAAGTTTTCTTTTTGTCTTTCTTCATCTAAAGAAAAATCAAAAAAATCTTTTTTCTCATTAAAAATATGGTCTACTTCATATTGAATATTTTTTAATTTTTCTATTATTTCTTTTTTAGTTAAACTCATTTTTCCCCCTTTTTAATTGTCTAATTTCTTCTTTATAATCTAAAGAATTCATTTCGCAAATTTCTTTAAATGTTTTCACTTTAGATAATATTTTTAAATCTTCCAAAAATTCATCTAATACATAACATTCACTATCAAGCATATTCATAATCATTAAATGCTTGTGCATATCTTCTATAGCTTCTTTTAATTGTTGTTTACTCATCGCTCCATTCCTCATGCTGTAAATCATATTTAGCACAAAAGCCCTCAAAGGCTAAATAGTCTTTTTGTGTATAAGTATATTTATCCAAGTCATCCCAACTTATAAAATTTATAAATTTATTTTTATTAGCATAAAAGCAAATTCTTTTTTTATAATCTTCTGTTGTGGCTTCTATAATGCCATCAGCAGTGCAAGTTATACGCCCATCAATCAAGCATAAAAAATCAGATATAAACCATGCAGACCATTCACCAGAATGATCATCAGCAATTTTAGTTATCTTTTTAGTTTTCATATTCCCCCCTTATTTGTAAATAAACGAACCCATTTCGTGCCATCTGTTGCCCTTAATCCATTTTTTGTAGGGTATACAGGATATATAGCACAAGTCGTTTCTTTTCTTTCTGTTCCTGTTTCATCCCAACATTCAAGATCGAAATACTCTCCATCTATTTCTATTTCATGCCAAGATTGTTCCCCTTGGTTTGAATCTTTTAAGAAATCTTTATATATTTTTTTTGCCTCTAAACGAGCTTTTTTCAGTTGCATTTCAGTTATCATATTCCCCCCTAGTTTGTAGCTTTCTCAGCTCTTCCGCTTTGTTGTTGTCTTGGCATTTGATAGCGTAAGCCATAAGAGATTTTAGCTCTTCATGGCTTGATGCTTCTATTCTAACGCCCCCTATATTGGTAATAAGTTTCTTTTTATTTTGCATGATATCCCCCTTAATATTTGGCAAAAATAGCAACATTATAATTTTTTAAGTCTATGATATGAAAATCAAAAGACAGATCATCAGCAAAAGATTTATAATCAAAATATCTTTGCATTATCTCGTCTGAAAATGAAATGGTTTCATCAACATAATCATCAGAGAATTCTTGAAAGCTTTCAAATTCTCCATAAAAAGAATCTTCGGCAATTTCTATCTGATCAATACTGGTCTCATCGTATGAATACTCATTTAAATAAGAAAGTAAAATATCGTTATCTAAACCGCTTTCATTGATGCGATGACATAAATTATAAAGGTCTTGATGATATGGATATTCTCCACAATCAAGAAAATCATTATAATCATGAACCGCCACTTCATCAGCGTTTCTAGTTACTCTTTTAATGGCTTCTGCAAACTCATCAAAAGAATTATAGTCTAACGGATAAAGCCAACCGCCAACCAGTGAGCCGCTTACATAGGCATCTAAGCTAGCGAACCACATACCCATTTTTGGGGCTTTCTCTTCTATTTTAAGAGCTGTATTACTCATGATGCACCCCCTAGCATTACGATATGCAAGGCAAGCACTAGAGGGGCTATAAGCCCTGTAGTATAAAAGCAATATTTCAAAGCTCTGAGCCTTGCATTTCTAACACGTCTAGGCGTTCTAGTTGTGATATTTAATTTATAGTTTTTCATATTATCTCCCTTATTAATAACCCTTCATTGAGTTATTTATATAATTATATATTAATATATTATTAATGCAATAGTTATTTTCAATTCTCAATAAAGGCAACATCGCACCCCCAATAAGGCTCTAGATTATAATTTTTAAAATTAAGTTCCCAAGATAAAGAAGAGCCCCAATAGTAACCAACAGGGAAAGCTTCATATATAACATGATAAGCCCTGGGCTCTACACCATCGCCAAGAGGTGAAAATATTACCTCTGAGCTTGAGTTGTGCCCTACAAGCTCGGCAATCTTGCATAATGCCTTGTATAGCGTGATAGCATCTTTTTTTGTGTTTGTGCCCTGCATTTTTTCAATGGCTTTATTATAAATATTATCTAATTTATTTTGTGTTGCCTTATCTAGGTTTTCATAATCCATTATTTACGCCCCCCTCTGGTGCTTATGCTTTTATGCGGATAATCAAAAATTAACCATTCATCATGAGTAAATATTTTTTCATCTTCTAACATTTCTAAAATATCAACTAATTCTGTTTTAAATTTTGCTCTTGCTTCTGCTAATGTATAGCCTTGATATATACATTTATGAGATGCAACCTCTTGCCCCTGTTTGTTATCTATATAACCAAACATTGTAAAAGTTCCGTTTAAATGTTTTTCAACACCGCCTGAAAGGTATGCTTTTAAATTTTTTGTATTCATTATTTGTTCACCTCCTCTTTTAATTCTTTTAATTTAATTAAAAGTTTTTCTTCCCATACTTTACAGTCCAAACTTCTAACCCTATCTTCATAATGCTCAATCGCACATTCAATATAATTCATTATTTGTACACCTTTTTTAATCTTCTGGTTTCTCTTTCTGTTTCATGTGATGCTTTAAAAAGCTCAATATTTGCTTCCATCATTTCAGATCGAGCCACAAATTCAGCCCAATCAATGCCGAGGTATTCTGTTATATCTTCCAAAATTTCAACGTCATTAGTTGCATAATAAAGAGCAAGCATATCTTTTAAATATTTAGTTGCTTTCATATTTTCTATCTCCCTTATTAATAACCCTTTATTGAGTTATTTATATAATTATATATTAATACATTATTAATGCAATAGATCAGAGCTAAAAAGATATATATTTTTTTTGATCTATAAATAGATAATAAAATAATAATATAAGCACCGCTTATAATACAAAATCCTACAAAATCCAGCCCTTAAGCCTTCTTTCTTTCTATTTTTTAGGGCTTGATCTGAAATGCCCTATATATAGGCACTCCAGAGCTTAGGTTCTTTCAAGCTAAAAGCCAAGCAGGTTGCAGCACCGCAGTTTCTTTGTAGAGACAGCACTCAGACATTCACCATATTTATAACATTCATATAATTTTGAATTTATATAGCATATGCCTTATATTAAGCGTTAGGAGCATACTTGAAACAAAATTGGCAACACAAAAAGAGCTAGCAGAGCACCTTGATCTTTCTCCACAGTCTGTAACTGATCTGGTAAGGAAGGGCGTGTTTTTAATAAACAAAGGCAGGTCTCCAGTTAACATAGATGCCTGTAGAATTGCTTATATAAACTTTTTAAGAAAAGCTGCCAGATATACAAAAAAAGATGGGTCTGGAGATATCAATGAAGAGAAAACAAAACTAACTGCTGCACAAGCTAGAAAGGCTGAATTAGAAGTAGAGATTATGGAAGGAAAGTTAGTGCCTATTCAAGAGGTTGAAGAATTTTTGATTGAAAGATTTTCTAACGCTAGAGCTAAGTGGCTTGGAGTGCCATCAAAAATTGCACATAAGGTAATAACTGTTGATACTTTTGCTGAAGCAGAGCGAGAAATAAAAGAAGGAATATATGAAGGTTTAAATGAACTAGCTAATGATGGAATACCTGAAAAATATAGAACGAGTGATAGAGAATACCAATCAAGTTTGGACTCCACCACCGAAACTAAAAATTAGCGATTGGGCTGATCGTTACAGACGTTTATCTCCTGAGTCATCGGCAGAAGCAGGTGTTTGGCGTACAGATCGTGCACCATATCAAAGAGAAATCATGGATTCTTTCAATGATCCTCATATACAAAGAATAGTTTTTATGAAATCTGCTCAGGTTGGAGCTACTGAAATTCTATTAAATGTTATTGGTTATTACATAGACCAAGACCCAGCACCTATGTTAATAATGCAACCAACCCTTCAGATGGGTCAGGCATTTAGCAAGGATAGATTGGCTACTATGATTCGTGATTCTGAAAAGATAAGAGATTGTGTTAAAGACCCTAGAAGTAGAGATAGTGGTAATACAGTTTTATCCAAAAAGTTTGCAGGCGGTAATTTAACTATAACTGGAAGCAACAGTGCAAGCTCTCTGGCTTCACGTCCAATAAGAATAGTTTTGGCTGATGAGGTTGACAGATACGAAGCATCTGCTGGCTCTGAAGGAGACCCAATATCACTTGCAACCAAAAGAACAACAACTTTTTGGAATAAAAAGATATATATGTGTTCCACCCCTACAATTAAAGGTATTTCACGAATTGAGACAGCTTTTGAGGAATCAGACAAGCGTTACTACCATGTTCCATGCCCAGAATGTAACCATAAACAGGTTTTAAAATGGAAAAATGTAATCTGGGAAGAAAATCAACCAGAAACTGCTTCTTACGCCTGTGATGAGTGTGGATCAATGATAGATGAGTCAAAAAAACAATGGATGTTAAAGCATGGTGAATGGATCGCAACAGCCAAGAAATCAAATACAGCGGGATTTCATATATCTGAACTTTATTCTGTTTGGTCTACATGGGCTGAAATGGCTATAGCCTTTCTTGAAGCCAAAAAACAACCAGAAATGTTAAAAACTTGGATTAATACCGCTTTGGGAGAGTCATGGGAAGAACAAGGCGATGCTGTTGAATATGAAAGCTTATTAGAAAGAAGATTGAATTATGATTACACCACGATTCCAGAAGATGTGCTGATCTTAACTGCTGGTGTTGATACTCAGAAAGATCGTTTGGAGTTGCAGTTAGTTGGTTGGGGTAAAAATTATGAAGCTTGGGTGTGTGATTTTAAGATTTTTTGGGGCGATCCAAACGCTATAAATGTTTGGTCTGATCTTGATTCTTATTTAAAGAAAAGATTTAAAACTGAGTCAGAAAGATTAATACCCATATCATGTTGCACAATTGATTCAGGCGGACATCATACCAATATGGTTTACCACTTTACCAAACCCAGACAAGCAAGAAGAATATTTGCTATTAAGGGTTTATCTCAAACTGGTAAACCAATAGCCAATAGACCAACTTTTGTAGGTAAAAATAAAGCGGTTTTATATGGTGTAGGAGTAGACACAGCGAAAGAAGCGATTTTATCAAGATTGACAGCAGATTTTGAGTCAACCACCTTGCATTTTTGCTCAGACCTTGATGAAGAATACTTCAAACAGCTTACAGCAGAAAAAAGAGTAACAAAATTTGTTAAAGGTAGAAAAACAATGGTCTGGAAACAAATTAGACCAAGAAATGAAGCATTAGATACTTTGGTTTATAATTTTGCAGCAATTTACATTCTAAACCCTAATTTTGATGTTATTGAAGAAAAAATATTAACCCAACAAGAAAGTCCTAAAGAAAAACCACAAAATAAACCACAAAAAGGTATAAATAGAAAGAATTTTGCTACTTCTTGGAAGTAAAACAAATTTATCTTAAAATATTGACATTATCATAAAAAACCTTAGTGTTATGTTTAGATATATCTAAAACATTTATGAGGTTTTTGCTTGAGCAACGCTTTTGATTCAACAAATTATCCAAACCAAGTTCCAGTTGAGTTACAACTAGGAGATTTCTGGGCTTGGAAAAGAGAGGATTTATCACAGGATTATCCTGTT